CAACCAAGCGAAAGGAGCACGTATGCAGAACCAACCGCAACACCCCACACCGCCAGCGGAGGATCCTACCGCCGCCGTCGGCGAGACCCGGGCAACTCTCAACGCCCTGGTCCTCGACACCGCCCTCGCCGTGTCCGATATCCCCGACAAGGCAAAGGCCGCTATCCGTGCCAGCTTCAAGTCAGCTGCCACCATCGCGACCGATGAGGTAAAGGCAGCTATCCAAGCCTGGAAGGATAGCGTAGCCGACGCCACCGCCGGCGCCGAGATCAAAGGCCCCGCACGCGCCTCCGCCATGTTCAACTCCGACGATCAGATACAGGCCGCAGTCGACGACCTGGTCGGAGCTCCACGAGAGAAGGGCGCCGAAGAGCTCAAGGTCGCTCGCTTCGCCGGCCTCAAAGAAGCCTATATGCACATGACCGGTGACCGCGACCTGGTCGGCGGCTTCTTCCGAGACCGCATCCTCTTCCAGCACACGACCGCCAGCTTCCCCGCCCTCGTGGCCAACGCCTTGAACAAGGCACTGGTCAGGAAATGGGAGCAGCTCGGACGCGCCGGCTACGACTGGTGGACGAAGATCGCCAGCGTAGAGCACTTCGAGAATTTGAACGACATCCGCTGGAACCTCTTCGGCACCATCGCCTCCATCCCCACCGTGGCTGAAGGCGCCGAGTACACCGAGCTCACCCTCGGTGACAACGTCGAGACCTCGTCCTTCGTCAAGAAGGGCGGATACATCGGTCTCACGTTGGAGGCCATCGACCGCGACGACGGACGTAAGCTGCGCATGATCCCCCAGGAACTGGCACTCGCCGGCCTCCGGGAAATCTCCGCCCTGGTCGCAGCCATCTTCACGGACAACAGCGCCGTAGGCCCGACCCTCGCCGACACCGGAGCCCTGTTCAACAACGCCGCCGTAACCACCGCGGGTGGCCATGCCAATCTGCTCACCACCGCACTAGGCACGGACTTCACCGCATGGGACGCTGCAGCCGCGGCCATGTACGTGCAGCCCATGCTCGTGAAGAACGCCGCCGGATACTACGGCACCGGCAAGGCCATGGCCATCGAGCCCAAGTTCTGCCTCGTCCCCCGCGAGCTCAAGGCTCAGGCTGAGGCCCTATTCATCCCCCGATGGGGACCGGTCAATCAAGGCGTGACCGTTCCTACCAGTGGCGCCATGACCTACCCGGGATACGTCGAGCCCATCACCGTGCCCGAGTGGACCGACGCCACCGATTGGGCCGCCGTCGCAGATCCCAACATCATGCCCGGCGTCATGATCGGCGAGCGCTTCGGCCTGGTCCCGCAGATCTTCCTCGCCGGCAGTGAGACCGACCCCGCCATGTTCGCCAACGACGAACAGCGCATCAAGGTCCGTCACTTCATCGCCGTGGGTGTGGCCGACTTCCGGCCCCTCCACAAGAGCAACGTGTAGCCGAGGCGCCATCAAGGCGCCATCGGCGTCTCCCTGCACCACGGGGTGCAGGGAAAAGCGAAAGCCTCGGCGGGCTCCAACCCCCGCCGTTGCCCAGGGGTGGGCAGCCTAACCGCAGGCGAAGGATGGAACGCTCCTGCCCACCCCTTACCTTCGCCACCCCAAGGATTGGGCGAGCGAGCCTCAAGCGAGCATCGCCCATCCTGCGCCAAGAGGCGCAAGGAGACCATACCAATGGGCTACGTACATGACACCGCAATGAGCCAGTTCATCCCTCCGACCGCCATGGTCTGCATCACAGGCACATGGACGGAGGCAGCCGGAGCAGTCGCCGGCACCATCGCCAAGCACTGCGCCGCCGCCGACGAGAGCACGGACGTCTACATACCCATCACCATCCCAAGCAACAGCGTCGCCAGCAAGGGCGCCTATCTCAAGTCGATTGAAGTCGACTATGAGATCGTGACCGCCGCGTGCGACACCGTTACCCCCGTCATCCACAAGATGACCCGCGGCGCGGATGGGGCGGACGTCGTTGTGGCTCAGCCGGCATTCACCTATGACGCCGGCCACGACACCGACGACGAGCGAGACGACCTGGACGAGCACAAGATGACGCTCACCATCACCACGCCATTCTGGCTCGACAACGACGAATATGTCTGGCTCGCCATCGCCTTCGACAAGGCAGCGACCAGCACCGTCGAATTCCTCGGCGCCGTCGCCAACTACACCCTCAGACTGTAGGCACGCAGCGCCTTCCCCTCCCGTCCCCCTGGATTGCGCAGCCATCCGGGGGGACGCGGCGAGCGAAGCATCGCCGCAGGGGGGCCACCACAAGGAGAGACGATGCAAATCGAAAACGATCCCAAGTACGAGCACGAAGCCCGCAAGACAGCCGCGCGCTACGGCCAGAAACCCCTGCGATGGCGATACGACCCCGTAGGAGGCAGCCTCATAATCCTCTTCGAGGATGGCCGCAAGGTCAACACCCGAAACCTACCACCAGCAACCACCAAGGACGAGCCAAAGCCCGCGGCCCCGCGCAAGAACGCCGCCAAGCCCAAGGACGAGCCCAAAGAATGACACGCTCGCCCTACGCCCAACGCTGGCGCCTCATGCGCCGTAACCGGCCCAAAAGGCCGAAGGTCGTCGTTGCCCTCGACCAGCCCGAGAACATGGGCCGAGGCTTCGCCGGCATCACCCTGGAGAACCTACCCATGAGCAAGCTACTCGAGCTCGTCAAGTCCCGTAAGTTTTGGGCCGCAGTCGCCGGCCTGATCCTGATCGTCGTGCAGCAGTTCATGCCCGACTTCCCCCTCGATGCTGAGGCCGTGACAAACGTCATCTACGTCGTGGTCGCTTTCATCATCGGCAGCGGCCTCGAAGACAGCGCCGGCCCCGTCGGCTAACCGGCCCGGAGCCATCCGTGCCGGCTCCTTTGCACGCCCCCCTCCGGCTACTCCGGAGGGGGGCCAACATCATGAAACTCAAAGACCTGCCCAAGCTCATCCTACAAGCCCTCATCCCTTACGTCCTCGTGTTCCTCTGCCTGGCGTTCATGGTTCTATTCGTCGCTTACGTGGAATACGCACGCTGAAAGGAGCCCACATGTCCGACAGCCTTACTACCCTCACGACCAAGCTTCAAGCCCTGCTCATGGACGGCGGCACGCTGTTCACCAGCACCACATGCACCGCCGCCATTCGCCAAGCACTGGGCCAATTGAATTTGAGAATGCCTATCCACGCCGGCACCCTCATCGACACCGTCGATGGACAATACGAATACGAGCTCACAGCTGCCCTAGCCGGAGCTACACCTTTGACCGTGACCGACGTCCTGCTATCCGACCCATCCGGAGGGGAATACCACGTCCCCCTCACCTTCGAGCACTACATCGAGGATGAGCGCTGGTTCATCCGCCTTGAGACACCCCAAGCCGGAAGCGGACAACTGATCGTCCGCTTCTCCCAAGCCCATACCATCAACGGCCTGGACAGTGAGACCGAGAGCACGCTTTCGGCGCAGGCTGATGTTGTGCTGCTGGACGGGGCCGCGGCTCAGGCATGCACCATCGCCTCCGCCGGCAAGGTCGAGGCAAACAACCTCGACCCGCAGACCGCCGACAACTACGGCAAAGCCGCGACCCGCTTCGACATTGCTTTTGGATCCGGCATCGCCGCACTCACACGCCGCCGCCGCATCCAGCGCTCAGTACCCGATACCCGCGCCTGGAATGACGAGTGGCACATCTGGCCCGACCGCACCATCTGACAGGTGAAAGGCTCAAATGCGAACCGTTGACGCCGCCCTAACAGCCGCCCTCTCCGCCGGCAATCCCACCCCCTATCTCAAGGCTTACGTCGGCTACTCCAATGGCACGGTGAAGAACAGCCACACCAACGTCTACAAGTACATCCTCACCGGCACCAGCCTTGAGTTCTGGATCCCCTACGACAGCAACTTCGTCAGCGATCAGGAAAGCATCTGGCTCGAGCGGGGCGTCACGATCGCCGGCACCACCTATTCCATCACCACCGGCCGCTTCTTCATCGCCGAGGAAGAGTACATGCCCGGCGGCTTCACCCGCTACAAGGGCTTCATCTTC